GTGGGCGTAGCAGCCTGCCGCTTCCGCCGCCCAGGAGATAATCTGTCGGCAGGTTAAATCATCCGCATAGAACGCCTGCACGCTGTAGCTGCCATTGATAGGCAGGCTGCTGCTGGCAAGCGCGACACCTGCCCGCTGGCAGGCCAGCTGAACCAGCTGCCAGATAGTTTTGGGAAACTGTGCCTGATTGGCGTGCAGCCAACCGGAGAAGTCCGCATCCAGCTTGGACATGGTGTCATAGGCCACTACTTTGTATACAGCATTAGAACCGGATACCTCACGCATCATGCCCTGGTATTCCGGTTTTTCGCAGTAGAACACGCCTGCTTTTGTCCTGGTATTTGCATCGTCTACTGTATACAACGTTAGCTTGTCGCCCTGGGCAATCAGCTTTTCATCTGCGGCAATGTACTCCACTTCTATTTCATCGGTGCACGCGCTGCCCAGTGTAAATTCGTTTTCGCTGTTTACGCTGGTTGTTAATGTGCAGGATAAAATAATGGTGGAACCAATCTCTGACCCATCTTCTTTTACAAGCAAATAATTCAGCATTTGGTTCCACCTTCTTTACTTTTCTACCATGTCAAAGCTGACATCTGTATACAATCCGCCATCCTCTTTGCACATGGTCAGGTTGTAAGTTGTATAGGAAATATCGCCCGTGTAGGCTTCCATTGTATGGGTTTCCCCCTGGTCAACGTAAGTTGCCGTATATTCCTTACCCTGCACCAGCCCAACAAGCTCTTTCAGCTCGTTTCCGGTCATGGCATTGTAGGTCAAGCTTACTTTGTGCAGGTCGCGGCGCAGCCAGTCAATGTGCATCACGCCGTCTTCGGTTCGCCCACTGTTTGACCCGGTATAGTTGGTGTGCTCAATCTTTACCCCATGCGGTTCATACAAATTTGTGCCATTTGCAGCCCATGTGGAGCTTTTTGTATTAAATGTCATGGCATCACCTTAAAATGCCGGAACACCGGTTCTGATTTGTTCGCGCTGTGCCTGATTTTTGACTGCGCGGAACACCTCTTTGCCGTCAATAATAATGCGGGTATCGCTGCCCTGCATCTGGGCCAGCATCTGCCGCATCAAAGCCAGCATTTCCCGGTCGCTTTCGGCGTTTGCTTCCAGCACGGTTGCTTTCATCAGGCTTTGTGGGGTCACAATTTCGGGGTTTGTCTGTGCATTAGCGTATTCGCCTGCCAAAACAGGTGTCGGGGACGTCAGAACACCGCCGCTGGCAAGGTGGGGCAGTTCCGATATATTAGGAATAAAGTCAAATGTAACGGCATCCCATAATTTATGCCCCGCGATGCTGAACGATGGAATCTCAATCTTCAAGCTGTTCAGCCAGCCAATAAAATTGTTGATTAAGTCAATACCACCATTTATAACGCTTTTAATCACATCAAGCGCTTTTCCACGCCAATCGTTAAGAGTTTGTATAATGTCAACGCCAAACGCTTTTTTGAAAAAAGTATTGAACCCTTCAATTACGCCCTGAACAATTTGGCTTAATCCACTAAAAATTTCACGCCAATTTCTTGTAAAAACACCATGTAAAAACGTTACAATACCCATGAACGCTGTAGTAAGAGTAACAACAATGCCTGAAATAATAGCGCCGACAAAATTTCCAATCCACTTAAAAGCCGCATTGAACGCTTCTTTTATTTGTGCTGTCTGTTCATCTGTCAGCAAGCCCAAACCACGCACTGCAACGCTAATTGCTTCAAATCCAAGAACCGCCATGCCTGCAATCTGACCGCCTGGAGTAAGCAAAAGTCCAAAACCCACTGCTGTTGTAATTAGATCTCCCCAATTCAAATCAAGTTCTTCTATTGCTGCGCCAAAAGCCGTCTTAAAGCGGTTAATAACATCTGGCAGTGTTTTTTCAAAGAAGTTCTTTATTCCTTCTTTGACATCATCGGGAAGCATATCAAGAATATTGTTTTTCAGCTCAATCAGCGCTTCTTTTGCTGGCTGCAATCCTTCTATCAAACCGTCCAGAAAACCAGCCGCAGAAGCTTTAATAATTTCAAAGCCGTCCTTCAATCCATCACGGAATTTTTCGCTGTTCAGTAGTAAATTTGTAAATTGCGCTGCAATTACTGCAACTGCGATAGAAACGGCCAATAGGCCAGGTATTTCGGATTGTCCAGGCAAAGCGTTTACATGCATTTTCATGGACATTTTGTTTTTAATGCCCATAATCAAGTCCATCACGCTTCTTACTTTATCTAGGCCACTAACAACAAGGTTTGGTACTTTCCATGCCAAAAACGCTGCCCCAATGCCTGCAATAACCGGCAGCGCCGCTTTTGCTGCATTCTTAATCCGGTCAACCCATTCTGTCACCTTGCTTTCCGCAAGCTGGCCGAACATGTCATAGCCGGAAAGGTCAATCCCGCCCAGCGCACTGCCGCCGGTTCCGGCATTTCCGCTGCCGCTGCCACTACTGCTGTTATCCTGCGCAACGTTCAGCTCATCAAACCCGCCAATCAAATCACGTGTTTTTTTCGCGGCTTTTGCAGCAGAATTTGCCACATTGTTCAGCCCTGCGCTTGCTCCGCCGGTAGCTGCGGTGGCTTCGTTCTTAAAATCAGCCCACTTTACCTGTGCGCCAAACAACCGGGCAATAGCTGAAATTACCGTCTGAACAACTTTTACCACCGCAATCATTGGCGGCAGAATTGCATTTACCACCGGTATCAGCACAGCACCGATTGCTTTTGCCAGCTGTTCCACCTGCGATTTCAAAATACGCATCTGGTTTGCCGGTGTATTCAGTGTGCGGCCCATGTCCATCTGTGCATTCGTGGTTTGCTTCATAATGGCAATGTAGCGCAGTTGGGCTTTGTCTGCCTGCGAAAGGCTGTTAATGTTTTTGTTAATGCCCAGGTTATATAGTTCCTGCTGTAATCGAGCGTTGGATATATCCACACCCAAGCGGCGGATGGGTTCCAGTTCGCCAGAGATTGCAGCCTGCAATTTTTGGAAAGATTCTTCAATCGAAAGGTTGTGGAACGATGCAAGGTCATAGCCCAGCTGGGTCAGGTTAGAACTTAAGATATAGGCTCTATCCCCGGCCACGCCAAAGCTCGTGGTAAGGTTTTGGAACAAGGCCATGTTTTTCATTGCCTGTCCGCTGTCCACGCCCAGCAGTCCCTGCATGCGGTCTGCAAGTTCTGCCCCCTTGTCTGCAAAATCCCCCATTGCAACGGAAAACAAGTTGATATCTTCAACATATTCGCTGTACTTTGCAATCGCCTTGCCCAATGTCCGGGAGATTGCCACAATGCTAATCAGGCGTTTGGCCTTGTTTAGCAGGTTACTGAATGCTCCGCCCAAAAGGTTGATTTCGCTCACAGCCTTTTTGGAGGAAAGGTTGTCCATCGCCTTTTTCAGTCTGTCAAGCCCTTTTGTTGCGTTCGTGGTGTCTGCTTCAATTTCTACTGTCAGCTTGTCAATCTGTACTTCGGCCAAAACCTCACCTCCCAAACATGCGTTCCATAAATTCCTGTTCCTGCTTTTCCAGCCTGCGCTTATGCTGTTCTTCCGCTTCCTCTTCCGTCAGCGGGTAGGGTTCGCTAGGGTACTTAAACGGTGTTTTTCCCTTTTCGATAAACATGTTTCCAACGCTAGCCTGCAAAGCCGCCATTGTGTACTGGTTTTCCATCCACGCTTCAAAGTTCCACCGCTGCATGCGCAGTTGATGAGCTTTGCGGTAGGCAATGGCAAGTTTCGGTTCCTGGTTCCAGTACTCATCAGCGCTCATGCCAATACTTAAGTAAAATGGGAACATTTCATCAAAGATTTGCCCCCACGTTTTTTCTTCTTTGGGGAGATCGTCCGTTACTCGGTCTCCCACGTCACCTTTTTTCCGTCATCTGCCATGCTGTTGATTGCGTCAGCGTACATATCGGCCAGAATGCCGCACAGCTCAACGCGATCTTCAACGGTCATGTGGTTCCAGATGTCATCCACCGTCTTGCGTTTCACTCCCTTGCAGCGGGCTGCAAAAGCGCCATAAAACAGCTTTTCCATCTGGGTTGCAGGCTGTGATTCCAACGCGTTCAGGTTAAAACCGCCCGCTTCCGCCTGCTTTACAGTTTCGCGGGTATACATCAGCTCATAAGCTTTGCCGTCAAATTTAATTTTCATGTTTTAATCCCCCGATACCGTGATGGTGTCCATAAACTCAAACTCGCCGTCAGAAGTAATGTCGATATTAAAAGCGATTGCGTCATCCACGCCTTTGCCCGGCACCGAAACAGTATGCTGCCCGTGCCAAAGCCAACCCCAGCCGCTGCGGCTTCGCACTGCATAATATGCCGGGGTGTTTGCGGTCTGCTGCACTGCCTTATAATTGGTCGCATCAGAATCCATAAAGCAGGGAAAGCTCATGGTATCACTTTTGGGCAAAGCCGGGATCGTTGCCTGCCGGGTGTGCATCAGGGTGGTAACGTCAATGGTATCGGGTGCAGAGCTTAAATCCGGATACTCGCTTACCCATGCAAGCTCTTTCAGGGTAGTCTTGGAATCACCGCGAAGCAACTGCACGCCTTGGGTACTGATAGCTACATGTTCATTTGCCATGTTTTCAACTCCTTATCATGTCCGGGTCAATACCCCGGTTTCTGTTATGCGCGCCCGGTATGTGCTTTCAACCCGGTACGCGCTGTTCTGGTACAAATAATTGCTTTCAAAATAGCTTTGCCTGCTAAAATTCAGTTTTTCTGCAATTTCATCAATGCAATACTGTATCTTTCTGGCATTGCTGTATTTGATATTGCCGGATGTATACACCCGGATTCGCAGCTGAATAATTGCAAAACGAATTTTGCCGCTGCTGTCGTGGTCTGTCGGCCTGTCTTGCTGTTCAATCTGAACACACGGGAAGTTGGGAGGCTGGTCAGTAATCACGCTGCTTACCTTGATTCCCGGAAATTTTGTTTCCAGCTTTTGTGCAAAGCTTTCAAAAATCTGTGGCTGAAAATCTTCCACTAGCGCATTACCTCCTCCCACACGGTTTTTACACTTGCAGCCATCTGGGCCGCGCTCTCCCACATGGCACATGCGGGCGGGTTGCCCTTTGTGTGCCAAACATCCGGCTTTTGTTCGCCCAATCGGTTGTATACAGGCTGTGCAGTGGGGCCGGAAACGCCCTTGTAAACCCATCCGTTGGGTTTTGTACCCTGCCCCCTGCCGTATGTTCCGTGCGCATACATCCCGCTTGGGTGCTCCGCAAACGCAACGCCGGTGCCAAATTCAATAAAGGCAACGGCTTGCCCGGTGGCGTAAACAGTAGCCTTTTTGCCATCCAGCTCCACATCAACCGCAATATCGCTCATGTCACCATCATAAACGGCGGCAGTAAACCGTATCTTGGCAACTTCTGCCCCCATTTCTGACAGTCTTTTTACAAACTGTTCAATGCGGGTTTCCAGCGTTTTGCGCCACTCGTCATATTCTTTCTGCGCCTGCTTTATGCCAGCATCGCTTAAATTCAGCTTGATTTTCATGGCACAACTTCTTTCAGCGCATACAATACGCCGTTTATGGTATCTGCCTTTTTGGTCACAACGTAATTCGGGCTTTCGCTTGCATCGCGGTTAATCCAAACCAGCGTTCCTTCATGCAGCGGGCAATTCACATTTGCGGTGCATGCTGTTCGGCTATAATCCGTAAAACCGCCAAATGCAGCGGCTTCCATTGCGCCAGCCGCACCGCTCACACTGATTCGCAATTGCTCCGGCGGTTCCATAACGGGCCGTTCTTCGCCGGTTCGGTCTCCGTTTTCATCTTTGATTGCGGCAGAACCGTTGCTGTTTTGGTACCAAATTGTTTTCTGGTTGGCTCTAAGGTCTCGCATCAGCATCCAACCTTTCCAACCGGGACAATTTCTTCCAACAGCTGCTGCGGAACATCCTCACTGCCCCATGTGCGGCTGATACCGCTTTCGCTGTGACTGGTCTCATATTCCGCGCCAAGTTTGTTATAAAATGCTAATGCAATCCGGAACTGCAAATCGCGGTATCGCTCTTCCAGCTCACCACCGCCAAAAGGAAAACGGCGGGCCAGTATCACGGATTCTGCGCTGTCCAGCAAATCCGCTAACAGGTCAAGGTCGTTTTCGCCTGTCCGTTTTTGCAATCGCTCAAAGATCTCCATACTGTCACCCGCCGTCATTTAGGCTTTTGGCTTTCTACCCCGTCTGTGTTCCACAGCAAGGGATGTTTCTGCCTTTTCGGTCATCACTTTCCCATATTTCGCCATTTCGGCGCTGTCCTGGTCGGCAATCTTCACTTTTTCCCCTGCCACGCAAAATTCACCACCGTAAAACACTGCGTGTTCGGGAATCAGCCAGGTCATGCCGTCACCTTCATAACGGCAACTTCGTCCATGCGCTCAAAGCTTGGCAGCACGATTTCGGAAGCATAAGTATTCACATTGACCGGCTGCACGGTGGTTTCAACGGTAATGGCAACGCCGGTGTTCACAATGGCAACATCAGCCTTGCCGGAACTCGCAAGGTCTGCTTCCTCCGGCGTGGTGCCGTAAGCGGTCTTGCCCAGTGCGCCTTCCGGGATAAAGCTCACATAGCCGTCCGGAACAAACTTGTGGCTTGCGCCGCTCTCATCGGCATACAGCTTGTCGTAAATCACGATCTGAATGCCGGTAGTGGATGCGATCACATCTTTGGCTTCATCGTTGGTCAGGTAGCCCATGCTGCGGCCAGTTACGGTCAGCCAACGATTCTTTACGGCATCGGTGGCTTTCATCAGGTTGAACGTGGTGGTGTTCATCACCATGTAAGCCAGGGTCACACCGTAATTGTTTGCCATAGCATCCTTAATGGTCTGAATCTGCTTGAACGGGTCAGCGGTTGCGGTGGCAGTCCACAGGTCGGTGGTAGTCAGCGCAGTGTAGTTTGCCTTTTTCCATGCGCCATCCGGGTCATAATTGTAGGTGTAGTTCACGCCATTGGCCTTGATGGTAATACCCATTGCGCCGCTTTCGGGGAACAGCAGCTGCATGCGCATGCGTTCCGGCACAACGTCAGCACCGGCAATCAAATCCTGCTGGTCATCGTAAATGCGGTTGATGACATCCGCCGCATAGGGGTCATTGCTGCTCTGGGCACGCAGAATCTCCTGGCGGTCTTTTTCCTTGATCTTGTAGCCCTCGCGGAAAAACGGCATCTCGGTTTCCAGCTTGCTCACGCCGATGCGGTCACGGAAAGTGGCCTTTGCATCAAAAGCAGAGGGTTTCAGAGAGATGGGCAGGCCCTTGTGGCCCTTAATCCATGCCAGGTCAAGGCCAGCACGCTTTACAGGGGGGAACAAACCGCTGCCCAGGTATGGGATTGCGTTGGAAGTAGCTTCGGTATAGTTTTCCGCAATGATTTCAGGTGTAAAAAGTTCAGTAAGGTTCATGTTTGCACCTCCGTTATGCGTTCACGCCGGTATTGGTGCGCAGGATAATGGTATCCGGCAGGTCAGATTCTGCAGCAAGGTCGGTACCGCTGTGTGCCTTTGCCTTTACTGCATCAATCACGCCCGCAACCAGCAGGCTGCCGTTGGGGTTTTCATCCGGGTCAACGTCATACAGCACAACGCCAACGCGGCTGTCAACTGTCAGTTTTTCACCAGCCTTTTTTGCGGTGGTTGTGGTAAACGGGATTGCGGTAAAATCATTGCTGGCCAGAATCTCAACTGCACCGGCAACATCCGTTTTCTTGAATTTCATGCTTTCACTCCTTACTTGTAATAATCCATGACTTTTGCGGCCGCCTCATTGGCCTGTGCTTTTGCCTTGCCGCTGCGCTTGGCAAATGCCATGTATTCGCTTTCTTCTTCGGTGCTTGTACCAGCGCCGCTGGGTCTGGGGCTGTTGCGCATAAGGTCTGCTTTCAGCTTGTCTGCAAGCGCCTGATTGGCCTTTGCAGCATTGGCAAACACCGTTTCCATGTCGCCATCAAAAAGGGCTTCTGCCGTACTTTTGGCAAGTTTTTCATCGTAGCCAAGCGCAATATACTTGGCAACGTTTTTAGAAATGGTGTTTTCTTTCAGCAGTGCGTTATAATCGTTCTGCAACTTTTCCTGTGCGGCTTTGGCTTCTGCAGCAGCGGTTTCTTCGGCAGTCATTTTTTCTTTCAACTGCTTTTTGTAACTGCTGGCTTCGCTCATCACCTTGTCAAAATCTTCTTTTTTTACAAGGTTCTTTGTATCCACCGGGTCAGGCAGGTCAACGCCAAGCAGCGCCGTCACCTTGTCTGCATCGCTCATGTTTTCAAAGCCGTCAATGGTGCTGGTATCAAATTTCATTGGTGCCTCCGCGTTATTTTGTCGGCGTTCTCTCGCCCGTATTTGTGCGTTTTAGCGTCTTCTCTGACCTTTGCGTTTTAGCGTCTTCTCTGACGATCAAACAGGTGTCAGCCAACACCTGCATTTCCTGTGGGGTTTATCGGGGATATTATCAATCGGGTAAATCTCTCCGTTGCGTTCCCGGCAAACCTGGCACACTTTTTCATCCCCGGCAGTGTGCCACTGCACCTGTTCTACTCCGGCATCTGTAAATGCCTTGATTCTTGCAGAATCGGTCACGTCATCGGCGTATTGGTACGTCATATCGCTCCAATACCGCAATGCACGCCGGAATTCGTTCTTATGGTTTGTCCGGCTCAAAAGCCCCTCTTCCAAGTAGGCCCGCTTTCGGTCAATCTCGTGTTCGTACACATAGCCGGTAACGGCGCTGTATCCGGCAAGCAAGGCAAGCAGCCATGCCCTGTCTGGTTTTTCTTTGCCGTGAACTTCGGCATCCTGGTAGCATTTTTTTGCCAGTTCTAAAAAGACTTCCTTATTGTCTTTGGCAATATCCTGGTATAGCTGCTTGCAGGCGGGCATAACGTTCAATTCATCAAACTGCGTTATCTGCCGGGATGCTTTTTCAAACCTGCGTATCGCCCTGCGGTTCAGCAGCCTGATTGCGCTGTCCGTTGGTTTCCAGTCCATTGTCAAGCTCCTCATTCAGGGTTTTTTCAAGCTCTGCCTGTTTTTCCTCGTAATATTTCATGCCCTCCTGCAAGGCCATTTCATTGTCACGGAACGGGCCAAGTTCGCGGTATACCGTTTCTGGCGCGATCTTTTCACAGCCCAGGCCCTGAATAAATACCTGCATCTTGCTCTGGATGTCAGTCAGGTTGTTGCGGGTAAACTGTGCGTACACATCCCCTACATTCAGGCCAAGATTATTTGTTGTGTTGCAAATGGTCAAGAACACACGCAAGAACTGCCGTTCACTGCGCCGGAACATGTCTTCACTGTCCTGTGCGCGGCTTTCTGCGTCTTTCCAGCCATCGCGCATAATGGTTGCCTGCCCGGTATCGCTGGTGGAAGAACCGCCGTTGCGGTTCGGCATGCCACAGATGGTCAAAATCTTATCATGCAAATCATCCACAGCGGTCTGCACAGTAGAACTGTTCATCTCGCTGCTGATGCGATAAATTTTTGCAGGCATCCCCTGCTGGGAATCTTTGATTTTGATAAACTTACCGCCGCTGGCAAGCTGGCTGTACTGGCCGTCTTCCAAATCAACGTTCTGGAATACGTCATACGCATTTACAAAATCCTGCACGTTATCCACGCGGTTGCTTTCCAGCGTGTTAATACCATTCAGAAGCGGCAACACTACTTCAAACGCGCCCATTCTGGCACTGTTGTTGGGGTATTCCACAATCGGCACACTGCCGTACAAATGCCCAGACTGCCGGGTGATTTTCCCGCTTTTGATTTCAAAATATTCGCTGTCAGTGTAAACACCGTAATACTTGGCATCGTTTTCATCGTACTGTGTCAGCACACCTGCCATTGGCTTTTTGGTATAGCCGCTGTAGTAGATGACAAACGCTTCACGCGGGTCAAGGGTATAAATGCAGGCAGGGCTTCCCGCCTGTTCCGCGCCGGGGTCAGGCAGAACCATCCGCACGCCAAGCCCCGCAATGTGCATCCAGTCAACGATTTCTTTGTCCTTGCTCTGTTTGTCCTCATCTGACATCCAGCGGTTCAAACCAACCAGTTTGTTGTTGTCCGTCTTGCTGCCTTTTGCACCAATATACTGCACAGGGCCGGAAAGTAGAAATGCTGTTTTGAACGTCACAATCTCATTTGCGATGTTCACCGTGATTTTGTTGTTGATTTCCTCACGGACGATTTTTTCTTTTTTTCGGATATCCTGCTTGCCCCGGTAAACATCCCACAAATACTGGATTTCTCCCCGGTTCCTGTCGTGGGTGGCAATGGCAGTATCCAGCACCTTTACAACGTTATCCGCTGTAATTTTCTGCTCGTTTGTGGTAATGATCCGTCTGCCGTGCAGACCCTCATCCGGCAGGATGTCAACAAGATATCTTTCCAAGCTGTTCTCCTTTGCACAAAAACAAAAAGTGCCAGCCAAACCAATTAAGGTTCAGCTGGCACTTGGCACAGGGCACTTGGCACTTTATTTTTTCAGCGGCAAATGAATTTCAATGTTCCGTTTACACGCCTTGCAATAGGGATAAATCGTTCCCTTTGCTGCTGTATCAACTTCCATCAGCTTCCGCTTGATTCCTGCCGCACCGCAGCACGGGCAGTAAACACTTACTCGCAATTTATCCCTTCTTTCAAAAATAACCCCGTTCCCGCCCTCCCGGTTTATGCTATGCCGGGCTCACCCATTGCAAAGTAGCAGGCTTTGCAACGTAACAGGCGGCATCCAGTGCTATGCGCGTGATGGTACGCCTGTTTTTGATTTCCTCTATTTATATCCCGCGTAGGAAATCACAACGCGGCATCCAACCCGTTTTATATCCCGTCTGCTGGTTTACGGTTTCTGCTTTGATAAATGGTTTCCGGCGATGCGTAACTGCGTCAGTAACGGAGTCCGCACAAGCAGATGCCGAGCGGCTTTTCAGATGTCACCGCTGTGTCATGCTATCTATCGCGTTTCGCCTGCGCCGGGCTTTCACCGGTGGGAGCGGCCCAACAATAGCAGTCAGCAGGTCTCGAACCTGCAACGGCACCAACAGGCGCTGCTTTTCCAACGTTATTAAGCTATGACTGCGTATAAGCAAATTACAGTCAAGTTAAAATCGCACGTTTCACGGTTGCATTTTTACAACTTGCGCGAAACTTAAAACTAAACCGCAACTTACCGGCGTAAATGTCGGGAACATATCATCAAAAGCCCTGCATGGGACACATCAAAGAGAGGTGTGCAGGGATTGCCTAACAGGGAACTTCAGTCCAGCGTCCCGGCTGAATCTTTTACCCGTATCTTCGGCCTTGGAGCTGCCAACTGGACTTGAACCAGTAGCCTGCCGCTTACAAGGCGGCTGCTCTACCATTGAGCTATAACAGCATGTGCGGTTCCTGCTTTTCACAGGCTTTGTCATCGTTTGTGGGGGAAGCCGCACCGCCCACACAGCAAGGCGCTACCTTGCATCTGGTTCCGTATGGTGGCCTTGCACCCTCCGCCGCGCCGTTGCTTCGGAACGCAGCGCCCTTATATGGCTATACGGTATATATCACCTGCAAAGTGCTTGACAGCTTTGCAGGCGCAGCGGACAAGGTAAGCCCTGTCAGGCTCTATGTGGCTGATAACGGCCCACATAGTGCCGGTTGTGCGCCGCAGAGCGCACTCTGGTGCCGCCAGCAGGGGTTGAACCTGCAAGCACCCGGTTATGAGCCAGGAGTTTTACCATTAAACTATAGCGACACAATAGCTGGCATTTCAGCCAGCGGGAGAACCATATTTAGGGCGGCGCATATGCAGGACGCTGGTTCCGTACCCTAGGAGGTATGAACAAAATGTTCATAAGAAAAGAGCTAAACTATAAAGCCTTTCCATTTACTATTATACTATAAAATTCACATTTTTCAAGCACATTAACGTTGTTTTTTACCAAATTCTTGTACCAATTTCAACTTTTCCCGCATTTAGGCCTTGAGCGTATTGTGCAAGCATGGCAAATGCGTCCGGCACGTCATCATGTCTGTTTTTCCCTGCCATTGTGTACCCTGTTAAAAACGACAAAACACGCCTGTATTCCTTGTTATTCTTGATAACGGAATTATCTTTGAACAGGCAGTGTTCCATCACCCAGGGGGAATTTACAATAATTTTGGTTTCTTTGTTTGCGGTGGTGTACCTGGTCACAATCCTGGTTATTCCGCCGTGCGCCTTTACTTCCTGCTGGCATTTTTCTGCCACTTTGCCGCCTGCGCTGTTGCTTTCAAACTGGGCCAGCTGAACCTTGTGTTTCACAAGAACCATCCAGAGCCGCGTTTCCACCACGTCCGGTGCGCCGTTATCGCAAACACATTCCTCAATGTAAAAATCATCCCCGTATTTGTATGCAACGGGCAGAACCGCATAGTCAGAACCTTTTTCTTTGGTATCGCATACTGCAATAATGGCTTCCGGCGCTTTATCCGGCAACTCAAAGTAGCGGCGCAGCTGATCTTCTGGGTACAGCTGCCCTTCCCGTTCAATCGGGCTTGTCATAAACAATGCACGCCAGCTGGCATCATCCATTGATTCCCGCATGTCAATATAAAACTTGGTGCTGAACCCTACTCCATTGGCATAATCAAAATTGCTTTTTTCTTCCTCGTTCAGGGCAGGCATATGCAGGAATTCTGCACGCGGGTTATTTTCATTGTTGCGTTCCAGCCTGTCCATCGGGTCATGCAAACTCCAGGGTGTGGCAATGTGCAGTTCCCGGCATTCGCCAATTTTGCGCTGCCGCAAATCTGTTGTATACAGCTGCCACAGCTTATCCATGCGTTCCCGGCTCATGGCTTCCTCAATGCCGCTTACAAGGTCATCGCAGTATAACAGCTTTTGTGCACGCACCTTGCCCGCATTGCCGCTGCCGATAGAGGAAAATTCCAACGTGGCAAAGCGCTTTGGCTTGTACATGTCTATCATCATGTCCTGTGCATTTGTTCTGGCAATGCACACGCCGGGGAACACGTCTCGCCACAAATATTCCCCGCCTTTTGCCATAATTCGCAGACATTCGTCATATACGCCGCGCAAAAATGCGTTGCTGTGGCTGCCACCTAAAATCGGCATGTCGGGGTCCCGTCCGGCAAGCCATGTCAGATAAAAAATGGCAGTTGTACTTTTCCCGGTGCCGGGCGGCATCATGATTCCTGCAATGTCCAGTTCCCCATCTTCCAGTTTTTGCAGGGTGTTTACCATCCGAATCAACTGTTTTCGGCGCGGCATATAAAACCGGCTTTTGGGGTCGCGGTCAAGTTCAATGTACTGGCAAAAGGAATCAAAGTTATACGGCGCATTGAACAGCAGCAGATTCCGGTTCAGTTCAATCAGGTCATTGCAGCGCGGCAGCGTACCCAGCTTATTATGCAAATCCACGCTCAGCTTGTGCGCCTGCTTGAAGTTTTCTTTTTCCAGTTCCCGGATCGCAGCAAACGCATAAACCGCTCCGTCCGCCGTCTTGGCTCGCATTGTGCTCTTTTTTGCAATTTCAAAAATTTTCAAAATAAAAAAGTGCCCTCCCTCAAAATTGAGAAAAGGCACTTGGCACAAGGCACTTGGCACGGTATTCGATTTACCATTCGATAAGCCGAATTAACTGGTTATACCGTAAGGAATTGTCTTTCACTGTTTCGTTTGCTCTGTGGCCGTCCTCGTATTCTACGAGGAATTTTGTGTATCCTTTGCGTTTAGCGGTAGCCGCACCTGCAACACCGCCCCACACGCCGCCAATCGCCGTACCGGCCACGCCGCGCCCCCAGGTCGAAATTGTACTGGGCTTATCCCCAGTTCCAATAATCTGCGCCCTGACAGCATTTGCAGCTTTTCTTCTACGTTCCTTGCCAGCAATTTCAACCTCTTTCATCCACTGTCCATATCGCTTTGCGGGCTTGTAGCACAGAACCACTAGGATGATGCCCGGAATTACACACAAATAGAACACATCCATGAATTTGGGAGCTGACAAAACGCCAAACCCGATCATGCAAATCCCAATAAAGAAAAATATCCTGCCAATCAAATTTTTCATCGTCCATTCCTCCTTCGGTTATTATACCATCTCGCCTTATCAGGTTCAATTTGCAGGTTGTACAAACTATTCTTTGTTTTTTGCAATGGCATTTTTTGATTTTGAAATTTTTGCGGTTTTATTGTGATTCGTTTCTATAGCTCAGAGACGGAAAGGAAAGATTTTATTGTGTCCCCTATATTTCTCCAAATTAAGCTTTAGCGAAGTTGCCGGTTATTTCTTGTTCTTTTTGTATTCGGCCATTGCGTCTGTCAGGCGCTGTTCCCAACCGGCGTTATCGTCTAAAAATTTATTGTAAAGAATTTCTTCGGCTTCTTTTCTGGCAGCGGCTGCGTCTTTTAGATTGGTGAAGAAGCCAAGGTGAATGCGTTTATGCTTAAAGCTAATATATGCTTTGTAGGTGCCTTTTTTGGTAAGCGCAACACCGTTTACCCCGGTTCTAGAGTTTTTATTTACTGTTCCGTTTATGCGCGAACGAATTTTTGACAAGTCGGTTCCATCTACGTTTACGACTTTTCTGGTTATTTCCAGTAGTTCTTTTTTATCTCGTTCGCAATGACCACAGAATTGTAAATTCTTTATGCTTGACAACCGCGTTGTGAATTCGCGCCCACATTTGGGACAAATTGCAATACATCTGGTACAGGTGCCGCTTTTTTCTTTATCAACAATCTTTTTTATAAAAAAACCGTTGATTGTTTTCCCCTCATATTTTTCTTTTGAATTTTTAGTGTTTGCTTCTAATTTAGTAAGCGCTGATCTTGCATACCCACATTTTTTGCATGATTTACTTTTTCCGCTAATAAGTGAGTGCCCGGAAACATCAGAAACAGTTCCGCAAGAACAACGGCATTCAAGATATCCTTTTTTTGCTTTTGCCGGGTCTTTAGAACGACCAATGACGGTCCACTGATCAAAAACAGTGTTGGGTGCAATTTTTAATTTTTGAGGCATTGTGGTTTACCTTTTTATTTTTGAAAAGCTTTGATTTCATCGTCTGCGCTACGATCCTGGCTATCGTAAACACTCGGCAATTTAGGAGCATTGGGGTTGGGGACTTCTTCTTCAGGGGCTGTTTCCGGTTCGGTTTTGCCAATGCCGATGGCTACAAGTTCCAGAGGGGCTTCCAGAGCATCAGCAAGCTTACGCAGAACATCAATGCGCGGGATAGACTGGTTGTTCTCAATGCGGAAAATTGTGTTTTTGCTGACGCCGCTTTTTCCCGCCAGTTTTTGTAGGGAGATGCCCTCCAGATTGCGGACAACCTTGAGCATATTACCCTCTCTCCAGCAGGTACCGATTGTCGCACGGGCCAGAAGCTCAAATTCATGCAGATCTGCGATTCTAGTTTTTGCAATCGGGTATTTTCCGCTGGCGGCAACAATAGCAGTCATTACGTCCAGAACGGCTTTGCCTTGAGGATAGAGTTTAGAGGGCATTTTAACCACACGCTCATTAGCAAGGGTATGAAATTTTTCCATGCCGGAAAGGATTGTTTTGCTTTGCATGGCGCTAATGTGATTGAGGTAGTAATCCGATACACAGGGTTCTTGATACTCGATTGTAACATCATCAAGAATTTTGCAGCACGCGATGAAATAACCCCACAAGCTGGACATTTTTTCCTGTTCTGTATTACCCATAGGTTTGATTTCCATGTTTATTCCCTCCTGATTTGCTTTTTAGATTGACCTTATTGTACACGTTTATGGGTACGAATACAATAGGCAGGTTGTACAAAGTTATACCCAAGAATGTGTACGCGGTTGCTATTTGGTTGACGGGATTGATTTTTGTTGAATTGCCGGCATGCGGGGTGTATACTTTGGAGGTTTTGAAGATCTTAAGCTTTTGAAGAGACTTTTTGATTTTTTTTGGGGGTTGAATTCGGGAATTGGGGAAAGGGACTTTTTTGATTTTTCGGGATTGGAGGGACTAACCCCGTGCGCCGGTCGGTGCTAAAATCCCCCTCCGGTGGTATGCACTATTGTTTCAATGCAACCTGCGGTTGCACCTGCAAAAAATGAGCAAAAAATAAGCCCGGCATAACGCCGGGCCGCTCTCACTTGCTATATTTGCACGCAAAATATATTGTCAATATAAGGACCGCTAATAATGCCATACCGTTACGCCTCCCTTGCAGCGGGCAACTGCATCCGCTCCCCGTTGGACTTACTGCTTGCCTGCCAGATACTCCGCCGGGATGATCTCGCCATGTGCACCAGTGCGCGGCAGATGATACCGGCACACGTTCGGGCGATCCTGCAAGGGCCACAGGCTAACACAAGGCCACTTGACCCCGGCGGCTCGCTCTGCATCGCATAGATCATTGTACACGGCTTCACGGCGGGCGATCTCTGCCCAGTCCGGTGCGAATGTATCCCCGCGCATGTACTCGGCTTCGGTGTCTCCGCTGTGGAACCCATCCGCAAAAACCCGATACCCTGCCAGGTCGGGCAGAACCTCCACCGCGTCAAAATGTGCCCCGATCTCATCCAGCAACTCCAGAATGCCCGCCGGGGTGTACTCGCGCTGCTTGCCGTCACGCTCTACAGGGAGCCGCCGCAGGTTGTAATCATCCTTGCCAATATAATGGCAGCTGTCTACATACAGCCGCCCGGCGGTCTTGTTCATTCCGCTCCCAATCTCTAGGTATACCGCGCGGCCCTGATCATCATGAAACATAGTGCGGAGACGGCAGTTCCCGCGCAGCTCTTCGGCAGTGTCGCGGCACCCAAACATGCCCGCGCCTTCAAAATACAGTTTTTTCATTTTTATACGCTCCTTTATGTTATTTTATGCTTTGGTAGTGGGGCGGGGTTGCTTTACGGTGCAGCCCCGCTAAAGTGTCCGTTAAAAAGTGCGCTGGTAATCGTCTAGGGCAAGCGCTACAGCATCCGCAATATCCTGCATTGTCATGGGTTCCCGTGCGTTGCACACGCTTATAATGCTGTTGCTGCGGTATCGCGTCCAATCGTTTACATCAATGTGATATTCTGCCATAACCTCCCCGTCTGCCCGATCATAGCTAATTTGCGTGTAGCCGTTCCAGTAATCAAGGTGTTTTGTTTCCCCGGCGGCCTTCTTCAAGCCCTGCATCTTGATGCCGTATTTTTCAAGTTTCATTTTTGTTCCCTCCTGCCCTGTGGGCTGTTTTCTTTTGATGTCTATATCATATCACCGTTAACGGTTATTGTCTATTGACATTTTGCACAACGTTAACGGTGTTTTTGTGGTTGTATTTGTACGTTTACGGTTATAACATATTATGGTATAATGAGAGCGCGGAGGTGATCGCATGGCAGTTACAGAGGCCCACACGCGGGCCAGCGTTAAATATAATAAGGCGCGTGATAATATAATGATACGTCCCGATAAGCCGGAGGGCGCACAGATCCGCGCGGATGCAGCCGCCGCCGGGCAGAGCTTGCAAGCCTATATCTTGCAGGCCTGCCAAGAGCGGCGGGAGCGCGATGCAAGCAAGTAACGCCCCATCTGGAACCCGGCGGGCAAAGTCGAACGAAAGTCGAATCGGTTTGAAAGTCGAATGAATTTCAGCGCTTCCGGCATCCCCGGCGGCGCTTTTTTATGCACTTTTGTGCTTTTTGGCTGCTTTCAAAATTTAATATACGTTGCAACGTCAATCAGATGTTCGCTAAATCATTATTTAGCGAAATATGCACTCAAAAGGCACATTTTGCCCAGCTGTGGGCCGTCCTGGGGAGCATCCGCCAGGCCGGAAGGTGCTGCGGTCAGGGTGCGCCGTTTTACACCCCGCTCCCAAAGTCGAGCGGGTTTGAAAGTCGAACCAAAGTCGAAACGCTCCCAAAGTCGAAGGGTTATCCCTTGCCTGAAAGTCGAATGATCTTGCACGAAAAAATCTCCGGCAAAGTCGAATTGGGCTTGTATTATGCGCTTTTGTTTCATGATTCAGATATAAACCCCGTATTTTTGACCATTTCGCATGGAGATTTGTTTCAATAGATAACTTTGGATGTGGGATAATTATTCGTGTTCATGGGTCTTTTTTGATGATGACGGCAAGCCGCTCACGTTATTCCCTGCTTTATTTTCCTCTTTTGGGCTTTCATTTCCTCTTTTGGGCTTTCATTTCCTCTTTTGGGCTTTATTCCCCTCTGCTTTCCCGCTTTTTTGGGGTTTAATGCTGCCTTTAACAGGCATTTCCGCGCTGGTTTTAGGCTTTACTATGGCATTTAAGCGGATAGCACGTTTCTTTGCGTGGTTATAGGCATAATAAAAGAGCACCCGGCAGTTTGTTTATATGCTGCTAGATGCTCTGTTTTCGTTTATTCAGTTTCTTTTGCTTGTTTCTTTTCCCCACGTGGCTTTGTTTGAACCGGCTCTATCAGTTGCTCCGGCTCTTTGACTTCCTTAAAGTCGTCTATCTCTACAAAGTCGGCGCTGAATCTGTCTTCTATTTCCTTGCGGGACATGTTTTCGCCTAACGGGTCTTTTGTTGCGGTAATGATTTCTTGCTGGTCTTGCAGTCCGTCATAGTTTTTCTGCCAGAATAGCCCTGTTACCGGGTTGATTGCACCGTCCTGCATCAGCATTTCCCGGTACATCCCGCATACACGCTTTATTTCTCGCGCGAATTCCTGGTATTCCTTTTGCGAGCTGCGCCTTTTTCCGCTTTCCCAGCAGTTTACAGTGTCTCTATCCACTCCCATAGCAGCATACGCCGCCATGTTGCCCACTTTCATGTTATACTTGACACATAGATCAAGATAGTCATAAAAGCGTTTTCTGAGGGCTGGCAGGTCGTTTGTGCTTATTTTGGGAAGCTGGGATATCACAAGCAGAAATTCAATGCGCCTTTGATTCCCTTCCGGCACATTATCAGGGTCATTATCAATCATGATCGGGCTGTTTCTTTTGGTTGCCCTACTTCCCATTGTCCTGTGCCTCCTTTATCCGGCTTATGGCCGTTTTATAATAGTCGGGGTTCTTCTCTATCCCGATGAAGTCTCTATTTGTGTTGATACAGGCTACTCCGGTTGTTCCGCTGCCCATGCAGTTGTCTAATACCATCTCGCTTGGGTTTGTGTACGTCTTAATCAGCCATTCTTCCAGCTTTACAGGCTTTTGGGTGGGGTGCAATCCCTTTTCCCTTGGGAATTTCAGAATTGTTGTGGGGTTCCGCTTGCCGTCACTACAGTCTGTTAAGATGTCGTCACGAAACTTTCCCCAGTTTTTGGGAAGTCTTTCGCCTTTGCCCCCCCTCTTATATGGCTTTCCGTCCACATATTGCTTGTTATAGGTCGGCTGGTGCTTATAGAATATCTGGATGCTTTCATGCGCTTTCAGGGGCTTGCGGTTTGCGTTCAGAAAGTCGCTTCCGTTTTCCTTTACCCATATCAGCTCATACCGGTACAAGTCTTTCCCAGCGCTTACAAGGGCCGCTGTAAATGGCATATCGCTGTGCAGTGCTATAACGCCATTGCTTTTGATTATGCGCCTGTATTGCGCCCATAGCGGCTCCAGCGGGATGATGACATCCCATTTATTCCGCGTTGTACCATAGGGCAGGTCGCATAAAATCATGTCTATACTGCCTTCTGGTATCCCCTTCAAGATGTCCATACAGTCTGCGCAGTATAGTTTCATGTGTCCCCCATATAGCAAAAGTGCCAGCCGAACTTTCAAGTTCAACTGGCACTTGGCAATTAAGCACTTGGCACGCTATTTCTTATTGATATTATAGCATATTATGCGCTAATATGCAAGTTTTTTATTTTCCGGTGCTACCAAATCCTGCGTTGCCGCGTTCCCGCTCCGGCATCTTGCTGCACGGGTAAAAGTCGTAAGATTCCACCTTAATAAACACGATTTGGGAAATTTTATTCCCAGAATGGACTTTATAATCAGTTTTTCCGTGATTATAGAGCTTTACGCAGATGCTCCCAGTATATCCTGCATCGATCACACCTACGCTTGTCAGATCATGCTTAACATTCAGGCCGGATTTGCTTTTCAGGAACCCCGCATAGCCCTGCGGAATGTCAATGTGCACGCCGGTATCAATTACAGCGCTCCCGTTCGCCGGAATCATCACATCAACAGGGCTTTTCAGGTCTGCACCTGCATCCCAGCCAAAATGTGCGTATTCCGGCATGTATGCGCCGTCATCCAGCACAACAGCAACCTGTTTGTACACAGTATTGCAGCTTTTGCAGCAGTTATTTTCCATTGTTTCCTCCTTTCAGTCGCTCAAGCCCATAATTGCGAACATAAAGCACGGAACAACCATCCATGCCCAAATACCGCTTCCTGTGATGCGCACCATATAGGCGATGAATGCCAAAGTCGCAGTCAGTGCAAGCGCGTTGCCGATACTTTTCATATGTTCCTCCTCAAATGTTGTGTGCCAGAACCGCTTTTCCGTAAGTCGTGCCGTCTTTATCGGCAATCTTGAGAACGCCGTTAATGCTCACTTTAGGCGGCTCCCTTTTGCTGTGTGCCACCATCTGTGGGCTGCCATATCTTCCTTCTTTTCGGCATGCTTCACACTTCTTTTCGTTCTTTTTTCTGGTAAAAAGCCTCCCGCACCATTCGCATTTGACAAGCGATTGCTCATTGCGTCTTGCGTTTTGAAGTGCAACAGCAGCTTCATGATGCTTTTCCTTGCATTCCGGGCAAAGCCGGGCTTTTACGCTCCCCTCGAATTCTTTTTTGCACTCAGTACAAATTCTAATCATTCATTCGCCCCCATGTGCGTGATCCATGTAAATCACCGGTTCCCGGTCATCATCTTCATACCCCGCCGCAGCTCTGCCAACGGACACGCCGATGGAATAGGCTCCCGCAATCAAAATTGTGACAATCGCGGTGCCAAGAATCGAAAGGAAAATGTTCATTTTTGCTCCCTCCAAAGCCCTGAAATCTGTTTGCAGCACAGTGCAAACAGGTAGATCAGCAATGCGCCGATAAGCATCGCTCCCGGTGCTGCAACAAAGATCAGAGCAAGGCATTTGATTGTGTAGATGCAGTTTGCGTCAAATGTTGTCATTTGCCATTCTCCTTTAATCAACTAGTCGCTGTTTTGTCATGGGGTCACCTCCGGGGGTTTGTAGAGCGGCAGTTCTGTCCATGCGAGGACTTTTGCGTCAGTTCCGTGCGTAGGCTCACCGCCCCATTGGCCATTGAAAAATTGTCCACGATCCATCGTGCGGTACATGCAGTTGTAGTTACCATAACGGAAGTATTCGTAGTAGCACAGGTATTCTCCGTTTTCTTTAGGCGGGTCATTCTGTGCATCGTGCCAAACGGTCGCTTTAGACTCCTCGATAGCGTCCAGCTTTTCTAACGCATCCCGGATTACCTTGACGGCGTTCTGGTAGCAATCGCATGCTTTATCAATGATTTTTACCGGGTCATTCATCTGCGTTCACCATCCTTGCGCCATAGTGCGGGCAATATGGATAGTCTTCTTCGGATAGCCCACCGCATTTGTCGCATACAAAGTTAAGAATAACGTCTCTGAAATCAATCTCTCCTAAATTCCAATTGGCCGTTGGTCGTAGGGATTCAGGCTTGATGGTTGGCATTATGTCAATGTCGGAAACTCCGACCGCGTCAAACTCACCGCAATCTGGGACATCAGGGAAACACACCTTCACGGCACGTTTCTTTAATTCATCTGCATCAATCAGTCTCATTTTAATTCTTCTCCTCCGATTTCAGTTTCAGATTTTTTAGGGCAGCGATGAATTTGTCATATTCTTCCATATGACCGACAAGTTCAAGTCTTGCATCGTTTCTGTACAAGTGGGCTCTCCTTCCATCATAGTCCAAACATTCATACGTTTTCATTGTGTATCTTCCCTGCTTAACGCTTGACTTTCTGATATATAGCAGATACGCGGTCGGATTTTTTGACCCAGCCCACAGGTTGCGGATTATATCTCCCTTTCGGAAGTTGTATTCAGTCATTGTCCGTCACCTCTGCAAGCCAGTATTCACGGAGGCATTTGGCGCAATCATTCGGGTTGCACCCTGTAAAATCCGTTCCTAGAATAGTTATACAGTAGAATTGGGGACACAAAGAAATCACGCCATCACGAACTTTTGCTCTTGGGAACATCTTCAAAAACTCGCTCTGGCGAGTCTTGATTTGGTTGTCTTTTACCCATTGTTCGACAGTGGCGATATTTTTTTTGATAACTTTCTCATCATCGGCTTTTCTTCCCGGTGGAGGCGGAACAAAATCGCATCTATGCATTAAAACACTGTAAGCGTCGCACCCTTCGCAACTGCCTTTTTTGAGAATATTCGTGCGACACATTCTGCGTCTGCCTTTTTCGTATTCACCTGCGTCCATTCTTTCTTTTCCTTTCTTTCCGTTTTATGGTGGTTAATACCACATTACCAATCTGCGTTGATAACTACAAAATCTCTGTTCTTTATGGCGCGATCGACCAGCCTCTTAATGCTTAGCCAACCAAATACAGCGTGTTCTCTTGCAAAAGTTGCAAGGTCTTTTGCCTGTTCAACGGTTAGTGTCATGTCTTTTCCGCAAAAATAGCGGTCTGGTTCTTTCTCTTGTATTTCATAGGGCACATAATAGCCGATTTTTTCGAGATACTCTTTCCAGACATGACCGCTTGAATCCACATAGTCGCGGATTGTGCCTATAATTGGCTCGTCGCAGTTCTGGCACTTGGCCAGATCGCATTGAATTACTGTAATATCAAATCCCATTGCGATTACTCCTCATTCAATATCTGCAATGCTTTCCACAAAGCAGTTGTAGTAATTTCTCCATGCTTTATGCAATTTCAAGATTTCGCTGATTTCTTCAGTCGTCATAATCCATATCCTCCCGTTTCTCTTTGTGTCTCGGTGCGCGGTTGATATATCGTTTCATCCAGCGCACATGCTTAATGCTTGTGCAGAATATCCTTTTCAGCCGCAGGAGGTCTTGAACGTAATCTTCTTTCACGCCCCGCATACGCTTAAATCCGGCTTTTCTCATGGGTTGTCCGCCTTGTTTTTTGTCTCTTCATAATTTTCATATGTTGCATAATATTCACTCAGCTTCATTTGTGTCACAGATTCTGGCACTTTTGTGTTTTTACCGGAAAACTCACTTGAAAAATATCCGTACAAATTCCCCTGCTCATCATCCCACAACTCAGTGCTGATTTTCCCTGTGCCATGAAAATTCATCCACCAAAAATCGTTGGCGCTAAATTTCTTCCAATCTACACACTTGCAAACTTCATCTTCCCATAAGCGATTCATGGGGGATTGCTTCTTAAAAGTGGAAAAGCCTGGGCGGTTGCTATGCTTTGTTGTCTGCGGTGCGTATTTTCGGGTTCCCTCGGCGTTTAATCTGATAGTCAGCCGGTAAGAAAGCGCTAACGAGAGCCATTCCCCTAGAAAATATTTTTCAAGAAATTCATCTGCAAGCTCAAGAAATTTCTCTTTTTCAGCTTTTTTCATAAAATAGTTTTTGTAAAATTCGGAATCAGGGTTGACTTTGAATGCAATTTCAAACATGTTTTTCACCTTCTTTTCATTGCGGCCTTTTGCGCTTCTTTCAGCAGATTTTCACATTCCGGGTTCTTGAAAACCCCCATCGCAATGAGTGAATGTCACGCTTCTCTTTCGTAAGGCCGGTTTTTGCAATCGGCTTCTGGAAAAGCCGGGAACAGATATACTCTTTGCAAATCAAAGGCCGCACAGAGTAAACATCGCACTGTTTTGTGTGCTCATTGCGGAATGGGCAGCTTAAATCCGGCCCGCCCTTTGTTTCCAAAAAAGAGCGCTTATTTTCCTGCAAGTGGTGCTTTCTGGCATAATCTCGCAGCCGTTTAATTTCGCCTTTCGTGAGCGGGAGAAGATCAGCGCAGCATTCTCCGCACCCGCTGCAATGGCCGTCAATGCAGTTATTAGAACAAATACCGCTTGCATTCAGCAGCGCGGATGCTTTACCAGCCAACTTATTGAACAAAGTCATTCGGCCTTCCTTCCCATTCATCGCATCCGTCATCCCAAAAGTCGGCGCAATGCGGGCTGTCGGCGTTGTAGCACACACCGTTGAACGGTTCATTCCATCGGCAAGTGCTGCAACATTTATCCATATTTTCAGGCGTTTCAAAGCTCATAATTGTTCCCCCGTTTCAGTCACATCAACCCCGATGTTTTGCAGCGTAACCTGCGCCCATGTGTCTGCCAGCTGGTCAACGCGATAGCTGGAATACTTTTCCGTGACGGGGCCGCTCATGGCATTCTGGATTTTAACCAGCGTAGACGGCTTTAGCCCAACCTGATAGCAGGACAGTAGGCATAAATACAGTGACCTCAAGGCAATATCCTGCCGTTCTTTCATCACTTCCTCATGCACCCTTGCGATTGATTCAGCTTCAAGCTTTGCAATATAAGCTTCCGCTTCTTTTTTGTAGCAGGCCGGAAGCTGTATTTTGGCTTTCATATTATCTCCTCCTGTGGCCCGGCAGGCCGTGATTCCTCACATCCCGCCGGATTTTGTCTCCCCTGAGCACATCCGCTTCGTTCAGTGCTTGCGCCTGCATGCGCTGCTTGCTGATGTCATCCATCTTGGCACGGTATGCCAGATACTTTCCACAAGTGCTATGGCATAGCGTGTGGCGTTCCGGGCAGTGCTCGCATGGGGCGGATAGTGTTCCGATCATAGTTCACGCTCCTTGTATTGCCCTATCAAATAGCGCAGAATAACGCCTTGCGCATCGTTGCAGCCCCGGCAAACCTCTGCGGCATATCCTTCTGCGCGCAGCTTTTGCAGCCAATAGCGCTGATATGGGCTTACAATGCCGCCTTTCTGGCGTTTCAGCTCCACAAATAGCCCGTAATACTCACCGCGCTTGATGGGCAAATACAAATCTGGGACGCCGGGTTTCACGCCCATCTGCTTAAATCTTGCCGCCTCACGCGGATTGCGTTTCCCGCCGTTAGGAATGTGAAACAACATTTCCAGCTGTGGATATTTCCCGGATTGCATCTCAGCCCACTGCATTAAGGCAATCTGTTCTGCATCCTCTGTAGGGGTCGGAATCGTTGTTTTCCGCATATTATCCCTCCCATCCTGCATATGCGTTGCGGCCTGCGGCTTGTGCCGCGTTGTATTTTGCGATTTGCCGCCTTTGGAACTGTTTTTTGACTGTTTTTCAAGGAATTCATGGTCGATATCAAGGTTTCTTCTCATTACAGGCCATAGTATACGCTCACTCCCGCTGAACTCTTGCGTTGCTCCGTCCATCTCATAGTCGAGCATCACACGCATCAAGCGCCCCGCCAGCGGTGTTTTCGGCTTTGGGGTAAGAAAGTATATGGCTTGCTCTTCGTAGTGCTTATAGGCATTGCTAGGGGCTATGAACGGCATTCCCGTTTTTCGATTCACCAAAATGCGTTGTGAGTTCTTTTTCGTGACCGGCGGCAGCGGGATGGTGTACTTGTAAATCACATGCCTTCCTCCCGTGCCTTTGCCCGGAATTCCGCTGCTTTCAGCTTCCATTGTGCTGCGTCATAAGCGCACTTCATCAACTTCTCGCCGTATTTTTCCATTTCCCGGTCAAGTTCAATCGTTTTTTCTGTGCAAGTCTGCGCAAGCTGCATGTACATTTCTCGGTTAGTCAACGTTTGTCACCTCACAAAATAGATGGAACGGCTTCACCCACGCAAAATCAAGCTGTCCGCAAGCACCGTGCCTGTTCTTGACGATCTCAATCACGGTATCGCTTTCGCTTGGCGGTTCTTCTTCCCGCTGTTCTCGCAATTTGGTGTAGTGTTCCGGGTTAATGGCAAGAATCATGTCTGCATCGTGTTCAATGGTGGCGGAGCCGAACATGTCGGACATCTTGATAAGTCCCGTGTCGGCGGCTCTCGCGGCCTGTACAAGCTCAATGATGCAGATATGATATTTCATTGCCAGCTGCTTTAATCCCCGTGTAAGGGCCGCTAATTCGTCATTGCGCTTTTCTTTGGCGTTCGGTGGTGCCACAAGTCCCAGATGGTCAATGACAACCACTTCCGGTTTTCGCTCCTTGATGGTCAGTTCAACGTCTGCAAGGCTGGTCAGGCTGGAATCATCCAGAATCAGCTTGTACCGCCTTTTCAGGATTTCTGCATCCTCTGCAATCTTGCTTTCTTCTTCTTCGGTCAGCGCATGATTTGTGATGCGGATGCTGTCGATCTGTTCCCATCGGGAAAAGATTGCTGTGTAAAGCTGTTCCCGGCTCATTTCCATTGACTGGTACAGCGTCAGGCAGGTTTGCGATATCTGCGCCGCCATTTGCAGGGCCAGTGTAGATTTGCCTTTGCCGGGCCGGGCAGCAATCACTGTTACACCGCTTCGTACAAGTCCGCCGGTCAGCTTATCCAGCGTTCCAAAACCTGTTTGGATGTTGTCATTCGGTTTTTTCAGCCATTGCAGGAAGTCATCTATGCCATCAGCAAAGTCCTTTGCGCTGCGCTGGCGCTGGTGCTCCATGATGTGCTGCTGCTTTTCCATCATGGCGGCAACCGCGCCGAACATTTCATCCGCGTCTGCATCCGATGCCACAAGTTCGCCCATCTTGGCAATCATCAGCCGCTTCCGGTATCCATCCAGGACACAGTTGATGTAGGTGTTAAATCCGCTCACCGATGGAACTGTCTGGGCGCATTCGTAAGCAATCGCCTTGATGTTTTCTTTGCAGCGTGATATTATCGATACTGCATCCGCCCGTTCCCCTCTGCGATCAAGCTCCTTGCAAAGCAGGAAGATATCACCCAGGTCTTTGATGCTGAACATCTGCGCTGTAAGGCTTTTGAACGCTTCGCTTTGCCGGTCGGGCTCTATCAGCATGATGCCGATAACGGCTTTTTCCGCAACAGCTGTATTCATTTGCCTGCCTCCTTCCACCCAATGAGCTTTGGAACAACTCCGTTAATCAGTTCCTCACGTGTGTATTCCCGGTCATAGATAGGAATCAGGTTTTTAGACTTGCGGGGTTCAGCAGGCGGCTGCGCTGTTTCGTCTTCCCAGCCTTTTTGATTCAGCCAGGTAGCAGGATATGGAATATACTTGCCGCTATCTTTCTGCCACTGTTCTGTGGTCTTGAGATACTCAAGGCTTTTCAGGATTGCGGACAAGGTAGATTCGTCAGTAACAAGCTTTTCAAATTTCTTGCGTGCAACTGCCTTGCCTGTTTTCCTGGGATAGGCTGACCAGAAGGTGTCAAATCGAGGAGAAATCGCGTCAACCCCTTGGGGGGTATAGGGGGTATTCTTAACTTCTTTATTATTCTTTATATAAGGGTCTGTGTTAGCACTGTGTTGGTTCTGTGTTACCTGTTTGTTAGATTCTGTGTTAGTGCATTGGTAATCACTGTAATTATTCACCGTAAACACGCTAAATTTTCCGTGTTCACACTGTGTTATTTCTTGTGTTGATTTTAGATGACATAAAGCAGTGCGCACAGATTGAACAGATATGCCGGTATCTGTTGAAATTTGGCGGATAGATGCAACTGCCTGTCCGGTTTCCAAGTGAACCCCCTTGTAATAACAGGGTTCATAGCAGGCCAGAAATAGCAGATGCAGGAACACACATTTTGTTGGAGTGTCTGTGTACCACCCCCATTTCATCATGCGGCGGTACAGCTTGATGTACCCTTCGTTTGCCATTTTTCAAAGCTCCTGTGCTTGTACCATATCGTCCGTCCACTGCGTCCCATGTACAAAACCCAATTTCATCACCTGCCTTTCGCTCAAAAATTAAAAGGGAGATCACCGTCATCTTCAATCGGCTCGTACTCATTGTTTGCCACCACAGGCGCAGAAACGGCCCTATTAGCCACGTTCTGACTTTGGGCTTCTTTATTGCCTGCGAACGAAACGTTGTTTACAACCACCTCTACGGCGTTCCTGTTGTTGCCGCTCTTGTCCTGATAGTTCCGGCTCTGCAAACGTCCCTCAACGGCAATCATAGAACCTTTCTGGAAATAGCGGCAGATGAATTCTGCGCTCTTGTCCCAGGCAACGATGTCAAAAAAATCTGCCTGATTATGGCCGTTGGCATCCTTGCGTCCCCGGTCAACTGCAATGCGGAACGATGCAACATTTTTACCTGTTGTAGTCTGGCGCAGCTGAGGGTCAGCAACCAGTCTTCCCATAAGTGCAACTACATTCAACATGTCTTTAATCCTCAAAATAATTCTTTCCAAACCGCCGGGCAAACTCTTCCTTTGTCCAGCTGTAATCAATCATTGCCATGCGCTGTGCGGTCATCTTGAGTTCAAGCCGCATCCCAGCATCCAGCCCTTCCATCTCGGGCCAGCACTGCTTTTCGCCGTGAATCCATCTGTGGCAATCCGGGCAAACCAAAATCCACAGGCCAAGAGCTTTGCTTTTTGTCCGGTTCTGGCCGTAGAGCACTTCATGCCGTACCAAAGCGTGGCCGTTAAGGCAGCAATAACACTGTGGGTGGCCGAACATGTCTTTCTTGTTTGGCATGATGGATGGTGCATAGCCGTTGGAATCAAGCGCAACGCCAAATTCGTTTTTCATTCGCCGGTCAGTCCTTTCAGCTTTGCAATTTCGTCCGGTGTCATTGTGGGGATTCCCTGCTGCTGGCACTCCTGCACAATCAGTTCCAACAGGCGGTGCATCTGCTTGCTGTCGTATACGCTGGAACCATACCAGCATTGCAGCGTGCAGAACGTGCCGTTTGGTGTAGGCATGGTATCTAGCAAAACAACCTGCCAGCCCTGTCCCTGGCTTTCCCATCCGCGCTTAAAGGTTTCTATTGCTTCCTGCTTAATGGTTACACTATCGCTTGCACCTGCAACATCCCGCACAAGATCGCGGTAAATCTCAACAGCAGGCTTTTTCAGCTTTTCGGCAAGCTGGTTCATGAGTGTCCAAGCGTAGGCGTTAGAAGTCAGGCTGCGCTTTTTCCGTACCTCGCCAAAAACACCTGCAAACAGCTTGCCGGGACCGGATTTGACTTCATTTGCAAAGTTTTGCGCTTCTTCTATGTCCGGCTTGCTTTTAAGACGAAGCATCAAAATCTCACCCATCAAGGTAACATCCGCGATGTTGATTGTATGGCTCATTTTCTGCGCTCAAACTCCTTTGCAACGCTGCGCCAGTCATCGGCGGTGAAGTCCTTATAGGCTTTACCGATGAAGGTTCGTGCGTCCTCGTTGACGGCCTTGTTGTCTTTGCCTGTGCGCTGGGCGTAACCTTTCAGCGCGGTCAAAGCCAAGTCCTTCACGGCTTGCAGAGTGACTTCCGGTGTAGCTGTAACTTGCTGTGGCTCTTCTTCGTACCGTTCCTTAAATTCATCCGCTTCACTGTCAGAGTAAATGCCATCAAATGCCAGCTTGCAGATTTTAAGGACAGTGCGATCAAACAGCCGCTTATAAGCCATCGCGTAAGGATAAGCATTCTTGCAATTCGTTGATGACGCTTCACCAACCTCATAAATGCCTTGTGCTTTATTTATGTAGGTGTACACAAGCGAATTGCCGTATCCTGACTTGTCAACAGACACGCACTCAGGGTTGAATTTGTCCTTCTCCGGCATATTGTCGTTGATTTTAAGACAAGCATTGTGGTTGATAATCAGGCCTGTGTACGCCATCTTCCCGGATTTGGTTTCGTTCATGAGAATCCAAAAATCAGATTCTTTAAGGTATGGGCGATCTGCAATCGCCTTTAACGCTTTATCACGGCTTGCAATATATTTAGGGGTCTGCATAACGGGAATCTCCTGCCGAGATTTAGTAGAATACTCCGTTTTCTTCTCATTAAACATCAGACAGCTTCTCCTTTCAGATTGAGGGCGCTCATGCCTTTTCCTCCTTTGTCACAGTCCCGTTCACAGTCAACTTTTCCAGCTCTCTGGTGAACGTGATATTCAGTGTTCCGCACGTTTCAATGCCGAGATTTTCTTCCTTTTTCAGGCTTTTCATCATCTCGCAGATTAGTTTTTCAATGCCATAGGATTGCCCATCAACACAGATGTTTGCAAAGCCTTCCGAGCAGTAAAGGCTTCCTGTGGCTTTAATGCTATAGCTCTTCAGTTCCATCGTTATCCTCCCTTACCGTGCTATCAATGCACGTTTCGCCCCAAATGCAATCCTCGCACATAATGGGGTGGCCGTATTCGTCCGCTGCGCCGCAGCCGGGAAATTCAAGATCAGTCATCGGCGTTTGCTTTCTCCAATTCATCCTGCCGTTTTGCCATGCCGCTCATTGCAGCGCAGTAGGCGGCGCGAATCTGGCTGTATTTCCATTGTTCGCTGTTGTTCGTGTCCAGGATTGCAATCTGCACGGTTTCAAAAAACACCTGGTATTTTTGCGGGTCATTGTATTCAAATGCCATCTCAATCTCAAAAGGGTTCACGCAAGCACCTCCCGCAGCGTAACAGCTGCCCACCCGCCCAGCAGGCAGGCAATAAGCCCGGCCAAAGATGCGACCCCGCCGCCCTGGGCAAGTCCGGCAACGGCGCAAACAGCACCGATTGCGCAACCTAGCAGGGTAAAGTTTGCAAAGCACTTGCAAACCGGAACAATATGGGCTAAAATGGACTTGTGAAACCGGAAAATTTCACGTTTTTTGCCGTTCAGTGTATTGCAGTACACTGGGCGGCTCTTTTTGTTTGCAGTCATGTTAGTGTCCTTTCTTGTTGTTTCCGCCGATCACATTGCCGTTGTCATCAAGTTCATCCCACAGGTAAGTACCCTTGCCGCTGTTGCGCCACTGGCCGATACCGCGCATTCTGCCGTAATTCAGGCATTCACGCACCATGTCTTCCAATTTCGGGTCAAGGCACTCAACCTCAAATTCAATGGTGCTGCCTTCCGGCACGGTTTCGCTTTTGGCAATGCTGATGCGCTCACCCATCGGTGTCTGTGCCCGCAAAGAGCGCTCACAGTAGCCCATCTTTAACCCGTGTGTATCGTAATGAATCTCGCGCGGATAAACAAAAATCAGGCCGTCAATGGCTTTCTTATAAGCTTTCAGCGCAGCGCAGGCTTTGCCGCCGGAATAGCCCGCCTTGCCAGCTTTTGCAAGCATCTGGCAGGAATCTTTGAACATGCCCTTAACCTGGTAATTGTACTGGAACGGCGTACCGTCTGCGGATTTGTAAAACACCGTGATACGGTCTTCCGCATTCTGGGCCTTGATGTTGTCAATTTCCTCTGCGGAAAGCTCGCTGGTGGGTGCTTTGCTGGCAATATAGGTTGCCAGCAGCTCTTCATTGCTTGGGGCGCTGCCCAACGCTTCTTCGGTCAATGTAATTCGTACTTTCATAGTTTTTCCTCCTGTAATAAAATTTCGGTTTCGGTGCGGTTCCAGTGCATGTCTGCGCTATTCCGGTGCAGATCAGCTCCGTGCTATTCCATTGCAAATCGGTTCGGTGCCACTCCATTGCATATCTGAGCATGTCTAGGCGATTCCTCTGCTCAACAATTCAAATCACGTCTTAGCGGTTCCGTGGCTGATCTACGCAATTCCAAAGCAGGTCGAATCAAAGCATTTCTGTTGCCACGCATTGCATATAACCGCGGGTCATTTCAACGCCATTCAAAAGCATTTCTTCTCAAATCCATTCCGTTGCCAATCCGGTCATCGCTACTCCGTTGCGGTTTCAAGTCGTTGCTTACCCTTGCCATTCCGGGGCTTGTCATCTCGTCTCTGTGGTATGCAATTCCTCCGCATTTCCATGCTTTTCCCAGCCGAACAATTCCTTTGCTGCGCATTTCCAGAGCGTCTCCATGCCTATCTGTTCTAGCGCCATGCAAGGTGTCGCGTGGCCTTTCCAACGCTTGTATGTCGGAAATCAGCAGATAAGGCTTGCAATTTGTTCAACGGTCAAATCACGGAAGCTGCCGTAATGCTGCCATACCCAGCCACGAGATTTGCCAAGAAGCTTGGCAACCTTTGTGGGGCCAAACAACAGTTGGCCGGGGTAAAGTTCAGCAGCGCGGGCGCGGATGCCAACAAGGGTTTCTTGGTAATGGGGCTTTTCACGGGGCATATGCTCCCCTCCTTTCAAAACCTCACGGCCCCCATAATGCTGATTGCAAGGGCCAGAACGGATAAGAGCAACGCCACATCTTCCTTACTCATGCGTTTCACTCCTTTTCTTCAAATCGGACAAATTGAAGTGGCCGGTTGTGATGTGCATGTTGTTCGGGTCACCAAGGACAGTTTCGTTTTTCACGTCCTTGAACGTAACTTCCGGCGGAATCTTGATGCCGGGGCCGACTTTCAGGTCAATCTCATGTGCCGTCTGGGTAACAGTGGTATTCCCAAAACTGGTTACGCTTTTATCGTTCATATGTTTCTCTCCTTTCACAAAGCTTTCAAACACAGCAGCCGGAAGGTTTCACGGCCTTTAGGGGTTACTAGGGTTTGGATGCCGCTCCAGTTGGTCTTTTCGTTGTAACATTCCTTGACTTCAAACAAGCCATCACTGCGGTCTGCATACGGCATGAGCTTGCCGCGCTGGTTGCGGAAAATGTACTTCTTGTCAATCAGGAAGCGGATAAAAGCCTTTTCGCTGATTCCAAGCTCTTTTGCGGTCTCGCGGAAATTGGTGAGTGTATTTCGGTCTACCAGTTCGTCAAAATATTCCGCTTTCGGCTGCATGATAGTGTTCTGAACTGTAAGTTCCGAAATTCTGGCATCGCGTTCAGCCAAAGTTTTGTTGGCAACCAGCAGGGCTTTCGCCATCAATTCTTCCGGGGTCATCTGTTCCTGCCCGGCAATGTAGCCGCCGTTCTTGCGGATGCTGGGCAAAACCTCGCTTGTGACCCAGCGTTTGAACTGTTTTGCGGTGGGAAGTTTGCTGGAAAGAATCAAGCTGTACAAGCCGGACTCGTTGATAATTGTTACGTTTTGTTTACCGCCAGGGGTCATCAATTCAGTGACCCCTTTATCTTCAGAA